AAAGCGCGTGCGATGGCGTCACATACATCTGGCACGGCGACACGTCGCAACAGTCGCCACTGGGCGAGCGGTTCGAGCACTACGCGCTCAACACGCCGCACGACCTGCTCATCATCCAGCGCCTGCCGTTCGCGTTTCACAAGCAGTACGCGGCGAAGGTCTGCATCTGGCAGCTGCACGATCTCGCCCTGCACCGCAGCGCGCAGCAGGCGCTCGGCGGCACGTGGCAGATCGACGCCGTGACGACGGTCAGCGAGTGGCACCGGCAACAGGTTCTGAAGGTCTGGGGCCTGAACCCGGACTACGTGAACGTCGTCCCGAACGGCGTGGACCCGGCGCTGTACGGGCCGCAGACCCATGACGCGCTCAGGATCACGCTGAGCGACGACTCGGCGAACGTGGGACGCGCGGACAAGGATGCGGTGTGCCTGCCCTCGGGCAAGTTCCTGCTGCTGTACCAATCGCGCCCGGAGCGCGGCCTTGAGAACGCGCTCGCATTGATGGAGCGCGCGAAGATCACCGGCATGCCGGTCCATCTGATCGTCTGCGGCTACGACAACACGACCGCCACGATGGCGCCGTACTACGCCATGCTGCGCCGCAAGATGACGGGCATGGACAATGTGTCCTACATCGGCTCGCTATCCAAGCCTCAGCTCGCCGCCCTGCAACAGCGCTGCGACCTGCTGCTGTATCCGACGACGTTCGAGGAAGTGTCGTGCATCACGGCCATGGAGGCGATGCATGCGGGGCTGCCGATGCTCACGTCGGAGTGCGCCGCGCTGCCGGAGACGTGCAAAGACTCCGGCACGACGCTCATCCCGCTGACGGCGGACGGGCAGGCGGACCTGGACGCTTTCGACCAGTGGCTGCAGACGACATTCGGCCTCGTGCTGCCAGGTCAGTATCCGGACGAGTTGACGGCGATGCGCGCGAGGCAGCTTGAGGCGGCGCAGTCCCGGACGTGGGAGCGCGCGGTCGATACGCTGCTCGACGTGTACCGCGCAGCGCTCGCCAGCCGCCGCAACGTCAACGCCATCGTCCGTCACGCCATCGAGCATTCGGACATCGGATTTGCGGAGTGGGTGGTCAGGCACAACGAGAGCGCCGTCAGCGACACGCTCAAGCGCGAGCTCGCGACCATGTACGCGTTCAAGTCGTCGCAAGACGCCTATGCCGCGCACTACGCCAAGCACCAGACGGCTTACTACGACGAGTTTGAGGAGCGCGTCATTGGCGAGGACGTGACGGGCACGGCGCGGTTCCGCGGCACGATGCATCACTTTGCGACGCATGTCGAGAAGTCGAAGGCTACGTCGCTGCGCGTGTTGGACTACGGCTGCGCGCATGGCCACTACACGATCCCGTTCGCCAAAGCGTTCAGCGTCTGCGAGTTCGTCGGGGTCGACATCTCCGACCGCGCCGTGAACGCCGCCCGCAAGTGGGCGGAGCGCGACAAGGTCGAGAACGTGACCTTCGTGCGCGGCGATCAGTCGGTGCTGGCCGGTGGCGAACTCGGCAAGTTCGATGTCATCTTGGCGGGCGAGGTGGTCGAGCACGTCTGGGATTACAACAAGCTGCTCAACGACCTCAAGGAGCTGCTGCGCCCGGGCGGCTGCTTGATCGTGACGACGCCGTGCGGACGCTGGGAGCATTCCGGCACGGTCGCTTTCCGCACGGGCCGCGAGCATCTGCACCATTTTGAGCGCGCGGACATCGAGGACATTTGTCGCGGTCATGAGGTGTCCGTGCTGCACGCGCCTGCGGGCCATGACCGCAGCGGCTTCTCGCTCGGCTCGTGGGTGTGGGCCGTGTGGCCGACGCAGTCTATTCCGTTCTGGACGGTTGACTACGAGCGCAAGCTGGCCGAGTACGCGCCGCGCCAGACCGTGGCGGCGTGCCTCATCGTCCGCGACGGCGAGAAGACGCTCCGCCGCTGCGTCGAGTCGTTCGTGGACTGGGTGGACGAGATCATCATCAGCATCGACCCCGCGACAATCGACCGCACGCTGGAAATTTGCGAGCACTTGGCCGCCGACTTCCCGCATCGTTCCATCGTGTACGGCATTGGCGAGAAAAGTGCGCAACGCGACGGATTCGAAGAGGCGCGCAACGAGACCATTGGCAAAGCGACCGCCGACTGGATCATTTGGATCGATTCGGACGAGGAGCTGCGCGACGCGCCGCTCTTGCACAAGCTCGCGCGCCCGTCCATGCACAACGCTTACGGCTTCGCGCAGATTCACTACGCCGTGGACCCGCCGAGCGTGCTCACCACCGACTATCCATGCAGGCTGTTCCGCAATCACATCGGCGTGCGGTTCTACGGCGTCGTGCACGAACATCCCGAGCAGACGCTGGGCAAGGCGATCCCGTATTCCATCGTGCGGCCCGAACTGAAGTTCCTGCACCACGGCTACTTCGACGAAGCGACGCGCCGGGCCCGCTACCAGCGCAACCTGCCGCTGCTCATGCGCGACGTGGCCAAGTACCCGAACGAGCGCCCGCTCAACAAGTTCCTGTGGCTGCGCGACATCGCCCAAAGCATCCAGTTCGACGCCGAACGCAACGGGCACAGGCCGGAGCATCTCGAGCAGGCGTACCAAGGCATCAAGCTCATGGAGCAGATTGCCGACATGCCGCAGATCAAGATGATCTCCGACGCGATGCCGTACTACTCGCTGTGCGTCGCCACGACGGGCGGCGGGTTCGACGCCGAAGTGACGCTTCACACCGTGCACGCTGCCGCGCCGGACCTCGCGGCAACGAGTAATCTCAAGGGCCGGTTCCACAGCCGGGACTTTTACCTGAAGGTTCTGAACAAGCTCTCACAGGAGACCACCAAGCACTATGAAGATCGACACCTCTAAGACGTACACCGGCGAGCAGGTGCAGGCCCTGCTTGACCAGGAGCGCGCGCGGATCGCGGACCAGATTCTGCCGCTCGGCGGGTTTCAGGTGCGGGTGACGCGCGCGTCCGGAGAAGTGGAGGAACGATTCGTCCGCAACATCGTGCTGGCGCAGGGCTTGAACCGCCTCGCCAACCGCGCCGTGCAGGGCACCGGCACGACGCCGTTCTTCGTCATCGGCATCGGCACCGCGACCGCTGCGCACACGCTCGGATCGGATCAGCCGAACTGGGGCGAGGTGTCGCGCAAGACCTCGAACGTGACGGGCGCGTCGGCGCAGTCGCGCGAATGGGCGTTCATGACCCAGACGTGGGCCGGCGCGGCGGACAACATCACGTCGGTGCAGTTGGCGACCGCGTTCATCGCGGACCTCACCACTTCGCACGCGACGAACGGCGACTACCTGGCTGCGGCCAACGGCCTCGGCGTGACGCTGGGCAACAGCGATTTCCTCGCGCTCACGTACCGCGTCCGCGTCGGCTCGCACGACCTCGCGCACAGCACTTGATAGGAGGCGATCACGATGTCAATTGTCGACAAAGCAACCCGCTCGAAGCAGCACTTCGACGCGCGTGAGTGGAAGCTCGCCGCGCAGTTGTTCTACGAAGTGCGCGCTGAGCTTGCGCAGGCTGGCAAGGAAGCGGTGCAGCTTGGCGATGGCAACATCGCCATCGTCGTCGAGCGCGACAGCGAAGGCAACGTCACCAAGACGGAGCCGCTTGCGTGATCCCGCTGCGCAGCATCCACCAGATTGAGATCACCTCGCGGTGCAATCTGCGGTGCCGCTATTGCGTGCATCCGACCATGAAGCGCGAGAAGCGCGACATGGACGCAAACACGTACCTGGCGGCCATTGGATGGGCGTACCACTTCAAGAAGCGCGGCACGCAGGGAGAGTTGAACTTGGCGGGCATTGGCGAGAGCACGATGCATCCGGAGTTCATCCCGATGCTCGCCCTTGCGCGTGAGGCGTTGGGTGATGAGCATGACATTGTGCTTGCGACCAACGGCCTGTTGGTAGATGACGACATGGCGCAGGCGATGGCTCCCTATCGCCCGCGCGTGTACGTGTCGCTGCACAGGCCGGAACGGGCGGGGCCAGCAGTCGAAGCACTCAAGCGTGCGGGCATCCTCGCCGGCGTCAGTGCTGACCCGGCAATCTCGGCTGTCGATTGGGCCGGTCAAGTCAAATGGCACGTGAGCGCACAACGGATGCCGTGCCCGTGGGTGCGCGGAGGCTGGGCAATGGTGCTATCCGACGGGCGGCTGACGCGCTGTTGCTTCGACGGCACCGGCGTCGGCGTGTTTGGGCATATCACCGACAACCTCGAAGCGATGGGCACGTCGCCCTACAAGCTGTGCGCGACGTGTCATCAAGACGTAGGCGTCGAACTTGAGCAGGAGGCAGCGGAATGAAGCTTGTTCGTTGGCTCGTTCTTGCAACAATGGCTATTCCAGCGCTCTCGCACGCGGGCACTGCCACGCTGACGTGGGTGGCCCCGACGCAAAACGTGGACGGAACACCCATCACTGCCGCGCTCACCTATCGCGTGTTCGGCGGCGTGCAGGGGCAGTCGAAGTCGTTGATCACCACGACTAGCGCCGTCACCTACACGCACACGAGCGCGCCCAATGGCGTCACGTACTGCTACCACGTCACGGCGGTCGCCAACGGCCTTGAGTCCGCGCCGAGCAACGAGGCGTGCAAGGCCATTCCTGCGCCACCGCCGTCGCCGCCCAATCCGCCGTCGAGCCTTGTCGTCGCAGTCGTGGCAGCGCTCAACATGAACCCGGTGTATCGCATCAATGCTGACGGCACGCGTGGCACGACGGTCATCGGTTTCGTGCCGACTGGATCGGAATGCTATGGGCCCACCGTATACACGTACCGAGGTCGCACGTACAAGCGCGTCAAGAACGTGACGTGGTGGGGAACAGCTCCGACAACGGAGGCTGCGGCGGCGTGCAGTTGAAGGACCTCCGCGCGCAGCACAGGGCTGAGGAGGGGCGCTTCATTGCGTCGCTACTCGAAAACGCTCGCGGCAACGCAGCGTGGAGCTCGCTTGCATAATGGCCACGCGCATTGAACGTAAGCATCATTTTCCGCCGCGCGTGCAGGGCGGCGGAGGTGGCGGAGGCGGCGACATCACGCCCGATCTAAAGGTCGAGTACGTGGACACGAACGGTAATTTGCAAACCGTAACCGTGGCAACTGACGGATCGACTACAATCAGCGGAATCGCGCCTTTCTTGGTCCACTTCGACGCAAGCGGAACGAGGTCAACGCACTCAAGCGGTAACAGCGAATCCGGTGCATGGTGGCATCTTGGATACCGTATCAACTACGACGAAAATATCGGAGGCACTTGGCCGTGGTATGGAGCATCGCGAGACGAGGATACGGGTGAGCCTATTTTTGATCGCGTGTTCACTACGACTGGCACCAAAAACGTCCGATTGAGGATTAGAGATGGTGCCGGAAACGAAACAACAGTCAGCCTTTCTGTTGTGGTTTCTGCTCCGCCAGCCCCAACGATTATTGATCCAAGCGCCGGATCGTGGCCAGCTTTTTCGAGCAATAGCCACTACGCTTTGGTCGCTGGTGGCAACTATACATCGTTCGGCGAACTTGGCTGCGCTGGACTCCACAACGTACTTTTCAGCAAAACGGGATCGGGCGCTGACCCAATCATCGGTACGTTTGCGCCGGAAACTCGCGACCTCAGCACGAGCGTTTTGACGCCTTCCGCAAATATCAGAATTCAAGATATCGACTGCGCTCTATTCCGCACAAGCATTATCGGATACCGTTATTGCGGTGCTGTTCGTGGCCGAGTTCGCACTTTTGAAAACGGCAGCTTTGAGTGGTATTACGACAACGTTGCGACCACTGCGAACGAGCGAGAAAATATCAGATGGCCGCGCGGCACGTTCTTTTGGGACATTGGGGAAATTAACCCCCTATCCGGTGCTCAGTACATCATGATTGCCGGGTTTCGCGTGCTCTGCGCGCATGGCGTTGACTTTCATAAAAATCAAGTTGTGGCGAATCACGCGCTCCGCAATTTTGGCCTGTCGCACAACTATCGACATTGCAGGATTCGCGCCTCGGTTGCGTCCGCGTCCCTTGTCAAACATCAAGCTGGTCGCGGTACCGATCTTTGGAATGACTTTGACCAAGTTGGAACAATTACCGGACCAAAGTATCGGTATGAGTACCCCTCTAGCAAGTTCGTCATGGCTCAGATGGTGTATCACGCACCCGGATCAACGATCCCAGATATATGCGTGAGTGCAGGAGCCGAAAATGCTGACCCGGACGGACCAATCGGAACTATAGAACTTGCGGCGTTTTCCGATTCGGTGAGTGCTCAAGACGCTTGGCAATTAGTAGCTGGATTGGACACGCAGATGAACGGTCGAATCCTCTCGACTCGGAATATTCGTCTGAACAATGGAACAGGCGCCTATGTGACGCAAAGCGCCAACTCGTACATCACGAATGTCCCGCCTTCATTTCAAGGACCTTACCTGTACGAGACCGTGAACACGCGCCCGGTGCCGACGCCATTCTAAATCAACAGGATTCTGACAATGCCAACCGTCACGATCACAGACAACACGAGCGGTGACTTTACCGGCGTCGAGGACGCAAAAATAGAGGGTCCCAACCCTGTCAACTACGGATCAAGCACCGATCTAGAAATCAGCGGCTTTGAATGGCGCACGGTGATTCGTTTCACCGGGCTGTCTAACATCCCATCGAATGCAACAGTGACCGCGGTCACGCTGCGTCTTAATTTTACTTATGCTGAGACGCCAGCGACTGTGGTGGCACATCGGTTGTTGCGCAATTGGGTCGAGTCCGAAGTAACAAGCGCTGTTTATAGTACGGGTAACAATTGGCAATTAACCAGCGCGAGTGGAGATTTAGACCGCGTTGCAACGGCCAGTGGATCTTTCAGTTATGGCACCGGATTAGGCTGGAAAGAGTTTTCTAGCTCTGGATTGATAAGTGACGTTCAGAACTGGGTAGATGGAACTTATCAAAATGACGGCTGGCTTTTGTTATGTTCTACAGGAACTTATCTAGTTGCCAACTCGTCGGAAGCGTCCGATGGTACGCGGCCTGAACTGGTCGTGACGTATACAGTGCCAGGCGGCTCTACGATCCAATCGCTGCTTGCAACCATCACGAGGAACATTCCGGGGTGAGCCATGCCGCGCAATTTCATTGCTAACAATGCGTTCAGCACCTTGTCGGTTGCGGTCACTAGCAACACGCAATCGACGCTGACGCTTCAGTCTGGGCACGGCGCGCGGTTCCCGAGTCCTGTGCCGCCCGGCTTCTTTTACGTGACGATTGACGATGGCACGAACATCGAGGTGTGCATCTGCATTGAGCGCAGTGGCGACGTGCTGACGGTGCTGCGCGGGCAGGACGGCACCACGGCGCAGTCGTCATTCGCGGTGGGGACGCCGGTGCAGTTGCGACTGCCGCGCGCGTCGTTGCAGGACATGGCCTTCGACTCGCGCATGAATCAGGTGGGGATGATCCCGCTGATCGGCGTGGCGTCGTGGTCGTCGTTGGGGTTGCGCGTGCCGACACAAGTGGGCTGCGTCACGGGCAATACGCTCAACAACTCAAGCTGGGCCAATTCCCAGCCGCGTATCAGCCTGCGCTCGGCAACATCGGCGCAAAACCCCATCAACTGGCGCGTGCCCGATCCGGTGTGCAACGTGGGATTTGGGTTCAAGTACAGGCAGCGCTTCGGCGTCTGGATTGCGCCGAACTCGTCGCATTTCTTCATCGGACTGGTGAACACAACCGGCGCGGTGAACTCGGTGCATCCGCCGTCATCGCTCACGAACGCCATCGTAGCAGGCTGGGCGGAACAAGGCGGCGTGCCCAACTTGTCCATCTGGCGCAACGACAACGCGGGCAACGCGGTCCAGTGGGACTTGGGGTCACACTTCAACTGCGGATCGACGGCGTTCTTTGAGCTGGACCTTGAGTGTCAGGGCAACACGCCAGCGGTCGAGTGCACCGTGCGCAGGCTCGATATCTCGTCCATTGCAGCAGTGAGCACGGTGTTCACTACGGACATTCCGCCCAATTCGGCCTGGCTGTCGCCGTATGTGGCGGGCTCGACGATGGTCACGAGTTCCATCTGGGTGAACCTGGGGCCGGTGACGGTCACCATCTGACATGATCAACGAGAAGGTCATCAACGGAGCGGCGATCAACGGTAGTCCGAACTACCGTTATCGGTTCGCGCCGTCTGTCGATGACGTTGTCTCTGTCGTCGATGGTGAGGTGCAGCGTCAGTTCAACGTCACGATGACCGGCGCGCTGGACGTGCTGGAGTCGATCACTGCGACGTACATTCCAGGCGACTCGGGCGGCACGATCTACACGCAGACGCGCGAGGACTTCATCACCGTTGGGGATGAGGTGCTTCTGTCCCTCTTGCGCGGTGTCGTTGTTCTGGATGTCGTGCTGCTGACTGACGATTTTGTGCGCGTGTTGGTGCGCGGGCGCACGCTGATCGAGTTGCTGACGCTGACGGACCCGACTACAGCGACTCGTGAGATAGAGATTGCTGTGTCGGAGGACATCGAAGTCACCGACCAGACCATTCGTAGCATCTTGTTCCAGCGGGTCACCAGCGATGGATTGACGCTGCTGGACTTCATCATCGGTGACGCGGCTAACGTGATTAATGTCACGGTGTCCGAGTTCATCGCGTTGGTCGACGAGGCGCTGCGGTCCATCGAGCGCAACCGACTAATTTTTGATGACATTGAGGTCACCGACGAGACTCTGCGCATCCTTTTGTTCCAGCGCGTGAGCAGCGACGGCCTGACACTGCTGGACTTCATCATTGGCGGAAGCTCTGGCGTCACCAGTGTCACGCTGTCCGAGTTTGTCGCGTTCGCCGACGAGGCGCTGCGGTCGATTGAACGCGGGCGCACGCTGACGGACACGGCTACGTGCAGCGACGAACTCGCGCTGTCCATTCAGCGACTGGCGACGCTGATCGAGTCGGTGACGATTCAAGACGGCAATCTGAACATCTTCCTGCGCAACTCGCGGATCACAGAAGGAGTGACCGTCACCGATGAGCTGCTCACGTCGTTGCTGTTCGCGATCCTGTACAACGTCCGCGTATTCCTCGGGCGCGCGGTGGACGTGCGCCTGTCGTATAATCACCCCGTAGCCCTATCGTGGGCGCGCGGGCCGGAACTCGGAGCGTATGCCTGACGGATGTCGAAGCGACCCAATCCGCCCTATGAGGTCATCGCAGGGGCCACGATCAAGCTGACGTGGGTCAGCTCCGGCGCGGTGCCGTCCACCATTGCCTGCACGCTGCGGGATCGTAGCGAGGCGCTCATCAGTTCGATGACCGCCACCGCTTCAGGGAACGGTCATTTTTACGCGATGATGCCGCACCCCGGCTCCCGCCAGTGGGTCGTGAACGAGTGGATCGCGGTGATCAATGCCAACACCTACGTAGACCGGCAATTCGGCAAGGTCGTCACGCTGGAGGTCGATTGACATGGGCCGTTACGTGGACTGGGCGGATGTGAACGAGCGCTATCCCGGCGTCGCTGCCAATGTGCCTGCGGAGCGTGCTGCGGCGTTCGTGGACGACGCGGAAAGCGAAGTCGACGCACGGCTCGCCAAAAAGTACACCGTGCCGTTCGTGCCGGGATCGTCGAACGCGCCGCAGGTCGTGCGCACGCTGTCCATCGACCTCGCCTACTACCGCATGATTTGGATGCAGGAGAACGCCGACAAGCTCAAGGCCTACATCGACGAACGGTTCGAGGCGCTGCTGGACGGCACGATGGAGCTCGTGTCCAGCGGCACATTGCTGGCCACCAGCGACCCCAAGCCGTGGACCGACAAGGACTACCGCACGGCATTCGGCTTCGACGATCCCGTCAACTGGAGCGTGAGCAGCGGGGCGCAACTCGACAACGCTTGGGACCGGATCAATGATTAGCACGAGCATCGATGTGACCAAAACGTCCGCGGCCATGTCGCAAGTGGCTCGCGGGCTGCGTGATCGCACCGCGCTGCACGGTCAGATCGGGGCGCAATTGTTCGCGTGGGTGATCCGCAATTTCGAGCAGGAAGGCGGCCTGACGGGCGCTGGGCGCTGGGCGCCGCTCAAGGCCGGGGGTCGGTGGAAGGGTCGCGGCAAGAATCGGTACTTCCAGACCGACGCCCGCATCCTCCAAGACACCGGCAACCTGCGAAACTCGTTCGCGCCGTTCTACGACAATGACACGGCCGGCGTGGGCGCGCGGGCATCCTACGGCGTCGATTACGCCGCCGTGCACCAGCAAGGCGATCCGGGCCGCAACCTGCCGGCACGGCCCATGCTGCCGCCCGAAGACGTGGCGCTCGACATCGCTTCGCGAATCTACACGCTGCGACTGTCGAAGCTGGCGCAAGATGCGGGGTTGTCATCGTGAAGGTGATGCCGGTCAACGCGGCAGATGTCACGGCGGCGCTGGTCACGCAGATCAAGCAGTTCCCGGACGTGGACGACTTGACCGCAGTGGTCGAGAGCAACGAGCCGGTCAACGCCGACGCGGGCCGTTGTCCGTGGGTGGGCGTGTACGAAACGCGCCAATCGCTTTCCATTCGCACGCTCGGATTGGGGTCAGGCTTCAGGATGCAGCGCATCGAGCTGGCCGTCGTCATGACCGAGGCGAGCTTCAACACTGGGCGCGAGGCGGAGGAAAAGCTCGAACGACTGATCGCCGCCACCTGCGGCGCGATCCTTTCCGACCCCAGCATCCGCGGCACCGTTGAAGTGACCACGGACCCGTTCCAGATCGTGTACTCCAACTTCAGGTCCGAGTCCGGTGCTTTTTTCAAGGAGGCGGTGCTTCAGTTCGCCGTCGAAGTTCCCGTTACAGTTCAATCTTCATAGGAGGCACTGCAATCAATGCCGTATGGCGCACAGATCAAGTTTGGCATTGCCCGTCAGGCGTCAGCCGGTACGGGCGTCACCGCTGCAACATCGTTCCACGGATTCGCGCACGTGTCGCACGACATCGGATTGGAGCGCGAGGAGCTGATCAGCCAGAATCTGGTCGGGCGGTTCGAGCAGGGCGCGGCTTACGATGGCGTGGATCGAGTGCTCGGCACGATTGAGTTCGAGGCGACGCCGCGCAACATGCTTGCGGCGCTCGCGGCGTGCGTGAATCACGCCCCTGTGAGCGTCACGTCCGGCTCGCTTCGCACGTACACGTTTCTGCCGAACACGGATGACTTCAGTTCCACGCTGGTCAAGGCACCGTATACGGTCTACTCGCAGTTCACGGACGCGGCGTCGGCAGAACATTTCTTCGACGTGCAATTCGGACAGTTGGAGTTCCAGATCGCACAGGGCCAGTTCCTGCGCGGGCGGCTGTCGGCGGCGGGTGGACGGCGCACTGCGACGGGCATTGGATCGCTGAACGTGCTTCCCGATGCGGCGGACGTTGGCGCTTTGTTCCCGTGGAACACGACCAGCGTCTCGCTCGGCGGCATCGGCGTTGGCGAGAATTCCGACATCACGATCACGCTGAACGAGAACGTGGAACCGCTGTACACCGTGAATGCCTCGCGTGAACCGTACAAGTACGCGCGCTCTGGATTCCGGGAAGTGACGATCAGCGGCACGCTGTACCTTGCCAACCGCGACCGGCTCAACGACTTCGTGAACGGCACGCAGCGCCGTCTTCTGGTCACTGTGGCCAACACGCGCACGGCAATCCAGAGCGGGTACTTCAACACGCTGACCATCGACGTGCCGCAGATGAAGATCACGGCGTTGAAACTCGCGTCGCAGGGTCCGGGCGAGGTTGCTGTCAACTTCACGGCACGCGGCGTGCTCGACCCGTCGAGCAATTACGCGATCCAGTTTACCGCCATCTCCACGTGGGCCGCAGGGTTCTAACCCAAAGGATGATGCATGGGCAAGTTCGTTCGCAATATCGTGGTGACCAAGCAGTTCGACGGCGAGACGTGGCGCGTGACGCTCAAGCCATTGACGCATGCCGATGCGGTGCAGTTGATGTCCGCGACCCGCGAAAGCAGTCAGGAAGGGCTGTACATGCTCGCGGTGCAGATGCTGCCGCGCTACATCGTCGAGGTGTCGGGCGGCACGGACGCGGCGGGCAACCCGATCACCGCCGAAGATGTGTGCTCGCTGGCGTACTTCGGCCCGCTGCTGTCGGAAGTGACGGAGGAGTGGATGGCGCAGTCCATGCCGGGAAACTCGACGCCTTCCGGCGCATAGCAACGCGCGTCGCTGCTGGGAAGGCACAATTCGCAGACGCGCGCGACCCGCTGTGGGGAGGTTTGACGGTCGATGTCTGGTTTGACTTGTTCGCCGCAACGCATTGTCCGAATGGGCAAGGCGGCTTCGTGCGCGTCGAGTGGCCAGAACCCGGCGGGCTGGCCGATCAGCCGACGGTCGTCGTGCGGGCATTTTCGCTCGTGCAGTCGGCCATCATTGCAGAAATGGAGCGTTCGCTGAGTGGCCGCCAACAACGTCATTGAGCTGGTACTGCGGCTCAAGGATCAGATCACCGCGCCATTGAGCGGTGTTCAGAACCGCATTGGCAAATTCGGCTCTGCGGTCGCTGGCCTGGCCGGCGTGGCTACGGTCGGTGCTGCATTCGCCAAAGTGGTTCGCAGCACGATTGAGGCCGAAAATGCGGTCTTCAAGCTGGATCAGGCCTACCAAGTTTTCGGCAAGACAGTCGGCGTCACGCGCGACAACATTCTGGCGTTCTCGTCCGCGACGCAGCGGGCCACGATCTTTGGCGACGAGGAGATCACGCGCGCGCAGACGGAGCTGCTTCGATTCCAGGCCGTCACCGGCGAGACGTTCAAGCGTGCGCGTCAGGTCGTGGTGGACTTTGCGGCGGCGACCGGGCAAAGCGTTGAATCTGCTGCGCAGACCGTTGGGCGCGCCATCGAGCGGCCGGAAATCGCGCTGCGGCGGTTGCGCGAGACAGGAATCGTATTCTCAAAGTCGCAAGAGGACACGATCCGCAGATTGTCCGAGACCGGCCAGCGCGCGAAAGCGAGCGAAGTCCTGCTCGGCGAACTCGAACGGCGGTTCAAAGGAACGGCAGAAGCCGCCCGCAACACGCTGGGCGGCGCGCTGAAGGGATTGAGCAACGCATTCAGCGACCTGTTCGAGGCCTCCGCAAAGACGTCCAGCAAGGCGGCGGAGGCGATCAACAAGCTGACCGCGACGCTGTCCGACCCACGCGTGGTGCAGGGCTTGCAGACCGTGGCGTCGTTGTTGACTGACATTGCGGGGCTGGCGGTGCGCGCGGTCGCCGCGCTCGGCAACCTGCTCAGCAGCGGCGCGAACAACACGACTGAGACCCGGCTCAACACGCTGCGCGCCCAGCTGGCATCCATTGAGAAAGGCTACAACGAGGTCGAGAAGGCAAGGCTGCGCGCGGAGATCGCACGGCTGGAGAACGCGAACCCGAAGGGGCCGCAAGGGCGTAGGCGCGCTGCGGGCCCGGTGGCTCAGGTTGCAGACAGCGGGAGCAGCGGCCTGTCGGACGATGCACGAGCCGCGCCCGCAGCGTTGGAGGATGGGCTGGAGGTCGTCGTCACGGCGACCAAGCGATCGCTGTCCGCGATGGAGCAGTTCTATCAGGACTTGGAAGAACGCACGCGCACGTCGGTCGAGGCGCAGGCGGCGGAGTACGCGAAGCTCGAAGCGCAAGTGCAGGAGCTTGTGCGCGCCGGTCGAATCTCGCAAGAGCAGGCCGCGGCCAGAGTGGGAGAAGCGAAGGATCGAATATTCGCGTCTGTGCAGAATCAGGTCGAGGTCCCGCTGACCGCCGCGCAGGAGCGGCTGCGCCAGTTCGCCGATACCATCGGCGCAGGCATCGGCAATGCCATCTCTCAAGGTGGCCTGAACGGCCTGACCTCGCTGCGCGACATCGTCAAGCAGGCGCTGCGCAACATCGTCGCGGACATCCTCACGTCCGGGATCAGCAAGGCGCTGCGCGAGCAGTTCACGGCGGCTGCCGGTGGCGGTGGCGGCGGATTCCTCGGCTCCGTCATCAAGGGATTCACCACGCTGTTCGGCTTCGGCAAGGCGGGCGGCGGCCAGTCGAGCGGCTGGACGCTCGTGGGCGAGACAGGGCCGGAACTCGTGCGCGCCCCCATCGGGTCAATGAAGGTGTACAACCGCGCGCAGATGGCGACCATGATGCCGCGCGAGTCAAACCCGATAACCATCAACATGAACCCGCAGGTCATCGTGCAAGGCGACATGAGCGAGAGGAACCAGGCCACCGTGCTCGCCGCGATGGAGCAGACGCATGCGCGCTCCATGCGCGAGGTCGTCCGCCTGCTTGAGCGCAACGGACTGCGGAGGCCGGTCTAATGAGCGTCATCATCCCGCCCGACATCCTGCCGGAGTCCGGCGAAACGATTGAACTCGTGGACGATCAGACGTTCGTGTTCAGCGGGCAGTTCTCGCGCCGCTACACGCAGCGCAACAGCTACGGCGACCCGCGCTGGCGCATGCGTCGCACATACCGCGCACTGCGCGCCTCGGATCGCGCACGGCTGCTCACTGCATTGAATGAGGCGCAAGGCGCGTACCGCATCGTGTACGTGTCGCCGGCGCAGAACATTCGTGGTTCATTCCCCGCAACTGAGCTGTTCACCAACGCGGACTTTGCAGAAGGCCCGACGGTAGGATGGAGCGGCTACACGGACTATACGATTCAGCACGTCAACGGCGTGCGTCGCGCCGTGTCGAAAGGCACAAGCGGCAATGAGACTGGCGGCGTTGGCGGAACGAGCTATCCAGCATTTCAAGATCCTACAAAAACGGTCTACGCGCCGCACGTCATGCGCGCTTTTGCCCGGCCATACGGCGCTACCGAGTTTCCTAATAGCACAAGGGTCTACCAGTTTGACTCAGTGCAGTCGTTTTTTGCTTCCTTCCCGTCCGAAGGCGGCTATGCACTTGTGCTTCAGGTACCAATCAGTACAGGACAGTCAGCGGGCATCGAACAAGCCATAGGACAAGCAGGCACCGGCATCGACATTCACTTTGCCAGTTACGCGCGCTGTATCCTCGCGGACAACGGCCCCAACCTGTTCACGTACAGCGATGCGCTCACTAACGCGGATTGGATCAAAAACGAAGCAACCGCTTTAACGGGATTCCCCGGCCCAGACGGAGCAAATAGCGCCGGCAGAATTGTGCCGACTACCGTCAACGCGAATCACTTTGCTTATCAAACTAGGACTATTCCGTCGTCAGTCGCCGATTACTGCATCGCTGGAGCATTTAAGGCAGATGGGTACACATTCGTGCGGTTGCAGATGAGCTTACCCGCTGGATCAGTATTCCAGTTTTTCAACTTGGCAACAGGCGACATCGGCGCGACCGCCAACACCGGAACTGGCTGGAACTATCGGCGGGCATTTATCCGCAGATTGGGCGACGGCTGGTTTTACTGCGCGTTGGTCGCAACAAAGACTAATAGCAACACAACGTTGGAAGGGTTGCTTGTCGCTCAGAACGCAGACTCGACGGCCACGTTCGCAGGCGATGGTACCTTTGGCGTCCGCGTATTCCGCCCCGCGCTCGCGAAGTCGGGCGTGCCAGTGCGGCTGACAACGACCACTGCAAGCACGGTTCCTTCAGGCACGGCGCAGACCGGATCCGCGATTCACGTCAAGGGACTGCCCGCGAGCACCAACGGCTTGCTGCTCCCGGGCGACTGGATCGAGATCAACCAGCAGTTGAAGATGGTCACGGCGTCGCTGGATTCCGATGCGGCAGGCCTCGGCTACTTGCAGTTCCGTCCGCGCTTGCATCGCCCGGTCGCGGACAACGACCCGATCATCGTCACGAAGCCCATGGGCAAGTTCCTGCTGCGCGACGGCGCGCAGTGGAACAATCGCTATGGGCTGTACATGGACATCGACCTGACGCTTGACGAGGTGTACGAATGAGGTTCGCGAGCGCCGCCGCCAATTCCGCCGCGCATGACTATCTCATGCGCTACCGTCAGCTCGTGGATATTGGCGTCACGTCATCGACGCTGTATCTGTGCAACGGCAACGACTTCATGTACACGCTCGGCAACACGTACTCGCCCGTCGGCGGCTTCGGCGGCATGGAGGCCATCGACGAGGCGACCGGGCGGAGTGCCCGCGCCATCCGTGCGTGGCTGGCCGCCGTTGGCTCTGCAGACCTCGTAGAGCCGCTGCGCGAGGACATGGCGGGCCGTCCGTTCGTGGTCCGCCACGGCTTCCTGACGCAGCAAGGCGATACGTTCGTCAGCACCCCGGAACTGCTGTGGAGCGGCTTCATCAACAAGGTTGAGGTGCGGTTCGCGGACCCGGAGCGCGGCAATTTCTACGAGATCGAGGCGGAAACAGCGTTGCGTCGGCGCGCGCCGGCCAGCAACTTCAACCTCGAGACACACCAGACCGTGCTCGCGCAGTCGGGCGATACGTTCTTTCAGTTCATCGACCAGGTGCCGCTGTTTCGGGCCATGTGGGGGCAGCAGCCGACGGCGTTTTCCGGAGCGAGCGGCGTGAACCGGTCCGGCGGGGCCGGCAATCCCACCGACTTCCCGTACTGGGACATTCCGTTTCGGGGGCTGCCGTGACGCGACAGCAGGCGCTGCACAATCACTTGATGCGTTGGCGCGACCGCGCGTTCGCGCTCGGCAGCGTGGACTGCGTGACGTTCACGTGCGAATGGGTGGATGGGCAGTGCGGCACGCAGTACTTGCAGCGCGTGCGCAGCGTGCTCGACTACACCACGCGGCTCAGCGCGCTGCGTCTGATTGCCAAGCGCGGCGGCTACGAGGCGCTGGTGACAGAGTTTACGGGGCTGCCGGGTCGGCGCGAGGGCGAGTATGAGGCTGGAGACATTGCCATCTTCAGCAACGCGCTCGGCGAAACGACGCTCGGCGTGCTTGGCTCGCGGCTCGTGTATGCGCCTAGCCCCGAAGGGCTGACGGCGACGGACGTGGGCATGGCGGATTGCTTTTGGAGGCTTGACGACTTGTGGCAGCAGCGGTTGTCGCAATAGCTCAGGCGGTCACGTCCGCTGCCATCGCGTTTGGCGCGTCATCGGCCGGCGTGCTGCTCGCGGCGTCCTACGTGGGCCTGGCATTCGGTTATGCGGCGGTCGGCTTTGCGCTCAACAAGGCGATGAGCCTGTTGTCGCCGCGCCCCAAGAGCGGCGCGGGCCGCGGGCTGGAAGTGTCGGTGACCGACAGCGCGGCGGAAGGGCTGATCATTTACGGGCGCGTGCGCGTGTCGGGCGTCAACGTGATCCCACCGCTGTCGAGCGGTTCCAACGGTCGCTACCTGCATCAGGTGCTGGCGCTCGCCATACACGAGGTCGATGGTTTCGAGGACGTGTACTTCAACCAGGACCTGATCACCAACGCGTCCATCGGCAGCGTTACTGGCACGTCGTCGGATGGCGCGGTCAGTTCCGGTCCTTACGCTGGGTCTGCGTGGATTCGTCGCTACCGTGGCACGAACACGCAGAACGTGGACTTCATCCTCAACGCTGCGTTCCCGTCGGCGTTCACCAGCGCGTTCCGAGGGCGTGGCATCGCATACGCCGCCGTGCAGTACGACTGGGGCAAGGGCAAGGTGTACACGGGCGGCGTGCCGCTGACCACGTTCGTCGTGCGCGGGAAGCGCTGTTACGATCCGCGACTGGACACGACGCCGGGCGCGAACCCGACCAATCCATCCTACGCCGCGTGGACCGACAACCCGGCGTTGTGCTGGGCCGACTACCTCATGGCGTCGTACGGGTATGCGCTGAACCCGGCGCGCATCGATTGGGCGACTGTCGTGACGGCGGCCAATGTATGCGACCAGTTGGTCAACATCCCAGGGTCGGCGACACAGAAGCGGTACACGCTCAACGGCAGGCTGTCCACGGCGGCTGATCCAGAGGACAACATGCGCACCATCGTGGACGCGATGATGGGCAAGGTGTCCGACACCGGCGGCGTCTACCGCATCTTCGCGGGCGCGTGGCGCACGCCGGAGTTCACAATCGACAAAGAGGATTGGCTGCAAATCAACGCCATCCAGACCACCGCGCCGCGCAACGAGGGTCGCTACAACGGCGTCGTGTGCTACATCGTCAATCCTGAGCGCAATTGGCAGCGCGTCGAAGCCTTCCGGCGTTTCTCGAACACGTACCAGTCCGCCGACGGCGGCGAACGCATCTGGATCGAGATCGAGCAACCGCTGTGCACCAATGAGTACGAGGGCCAGCGCAAGGCGGAGTTTGTGCTTCGCCAGTCGCGCAACGGCATCGTGCTCTCCGGCACCTTGCCGCCGCGATTCATGAAACTGCGGCTGTGGGACAACGTCGCGCTGAACTTCGATGAGCTGGGTTGGGCGGGCAAGACGTTCACGGTGTCCGGGCTGCGGCTTGCGCCGAACGGCACGGTCGAGGTTGCGCTCACGGAGGAACAGTCCGGCGACTGGACCGACCTTGCGGTGAGCGAGTACAACGCGCCATCGTCGGCAACGTTGCCGACGACCAACCCGACGACACCGAGCGAGCCGCAAGACTTCACCGCCACTGTCATCGGCGGCACCATCCAGTTCTCGTGGAACGAGCCTATCGTCGTCCCGTTCGGCACACGCTACCGGCTGGTGAGCTATCCCGGCTCGCTGAGCGACGCCGCATCGAAGCAGGTGGAATGGGAAGGCGACGTACTCAACGCGGCTATCACGTTCGATGTGAACTCCGTGAAATATTGGCAGGTGCAGGCGCGCGCCGGAAGCTATTTTTCCGCGTTCGTTCCTAACACGTTTGGTGTCTTCCTTGCGCCTCAATACCAGCCGCCACCACCGCCGCCCTCGTCTGGAAGCTGGGGCGCATCTCGTTCCCCTTCGTCGGTGTTCAAGTCCGGTTCGCAGTCAATCCTGACGACGAATCAAGTCGTGGTCACGATCACCGGCTCGGTGTCGCCCGTGTTCTCGTGGACGAATCCAGAGAGCGTGAACATTCGGATCAACTCGGTCGGCGCGCCGATCACCACTTTCACCGGTAGCGGCATGGCGCAGTCTGAGGAACGTCAGGGCACATTCTGGTGCAACATCGTGGACGGGACGAATACGGCGTCGCTTTCTGTCTATGTCAGCGTCACCCGTTACGGGCCGTTTCAGTGATTGTCGTTTGTATAGGTGTGTCATGAAAAAACTCGTCGATCATTTTCGCAAATTGCTCCCGCACAAGGCGCCGGTGTTCATCGCGCTTGTGGTGTTCATTGCGCTGTTCGTGCTGTTTCAGTGCGCGAGGGCAGCTGACCTGCCGCACACTCGGTTCGATGTGGGCGCCCGGATCGGCAAGGGAGAGGCCGGGTACATCGCGGTCAGCGCCGCGTATCCAGGGCCGACCGCCAATACGCACTGGGAGGGCGGTCTACTGCTACTCGGGTCAAGCAATGACGACGAGTACGGCTACACGCGCAACAACCTCATGCCATTCGGCATGCTGGTCGCCACCCGCTGGCGCGTGTCTCTGGGACTCGGGCTGGGGCATTGGATCGCAGAGTCGCCCTACAGCGGGACGCGCACGCAGGCTGTGCTACTGCTGAGGTACCGATTGTTCCACGTGAAACATGGCTCGTGCTCGGTGCAGCACTTGCACGCCAGCAATGCCAGCATCAAGCCGCCCAATCCGGGATGGGAACTGCCCGGCGTCGGCTGCACGCTTCAGTGGTAGATAGTGCGATGGAGAACACGAAAGAATGGCAGAGTCGGATTTGGTTGCATGGTGGATGGCAGCCACAGAGTGGGTGTCAAAAGTCGTTGCCACCGCCGCAATCGTCCTCGGCGCGATGTGGAGATGGCTGACGCACATGATCACGCGCAAAGTCAAAGAGGAGATCGAGTTAGCGATGCGCGTCGTGACTGACGCGACGAGCAAGGCAATTGATGCGTTGCGGCATGAGATGCATGCCAACGAAAAGCGCAGCGAGGAACGCCTTGAGCGGCTCGCGGACCGCATCACCGACCGCATCGACGGCCTGATCACCAAGCGCGGCGACCGATCATGATCTTCACCCTGTACCGCGACTATCGGGATGCGCGCTGCACGCTCGGCACCATCGAGGCGCATGGCCGCCGCGTGCAGTCGCTCGAACGTCCGTGGGTGCCGTCCACCAACGGCGGAATCGGGGGGCAGAAGGGCGTCAGTTGCGTACCGCCGGGCCGATACAGGCTGTTCCCGCACAGCGGGGAAGCGTTCAAGAACGTCTGGGCGCTGGTCAATCCGGCGCTCGATGTGTATCACTGGGACTCGCAAGTGCCCGCAGCACGGCGCGGCAAGGCGCGCACGACCGTGCTGATCCACCCCGCGAACTACGTGAGCGAGCTGCGCGGCTGCATCGCACCAGGCAAAGAACGCAAGCGCATCGACGGCAAAGAGTGGGCGGTGTTCCGCTCGCGCGATGCGCTGAATGAACTCAGGCAATGGGCCACCGGCGCATTAGACCTGTGGCTGGACATCGATGAGTCGCGCCTACCACGCCAATGCCCACGACCTGACGGAGAGACGACACCATGACATGGCCAGCAAACACCATCACCGAGGGATCGGCAGGCGCGGCGTGGAGCCGCATTTGCAACGACGCATTCGCCGCCCGACGTACGGCGTCCGGGCTGATCGCCAGCGCCGAGGCGGGCACGTTGACGATGGGAGCGTTGCGCAACAGCGTGCAAGCGTTCCGTGGGTACCGCCAGACCTTGAACCAGCTAAGGGACACTCAGGGGCTGCAGCAGTACGGGCGGCTGGTGTCGGGCATGCCAACGTTCGACCTTTCAGTGGAAGCGTCTGCGCTGCTGTCCGCCTACACCGGCGTCATCGCCGCCCTTCGTGCGCTGCACAACTCGCTGTCCGACTCCATCGGCGCGGGCGGCGAGATTACCCTATCACCGACGGCGGGCATCGACCCGGCGCTGTGCACTGACCTGATTGCCGCGCTACGCTCCGTCGAGACCGCCATCACTCCGACACCGGGGGTACTGCCATGACGTTCGACCATGACCCGTTTTCCGGCCTGCTGATCTTCGCGGGACTGCTGCTGCATTTCCTGTCGCGCTGGGGCGAGCACTGGCGCACAACGGCGCATGACGGCTTTTGGGCGTACATCAAGCTGGACCCGCCCGGATGGTCGATGGCGGCGGTGGCGGCGCTGGCGAGCTATCTGGTGCTGCCACAGTTGGGCCCGTACGTGGGGGTTGAGCCGCCGCTGGGGGCCCTGGCCGCCGGGTACATGGCCTCGTCGCTGGCCGCCAAGTTGCCGAACCTGACCGGCAAGTCGGGGGTGCGATGATCGGCGCACTGGCGGTCGCGAGGACGTTCCTCGCCAACTTCCCCGGCCCTGTCGCGGTCGTGGCGGTCGTGGGGCTTGTGGTCGGAGCGGGGGTGGGCTGGGGCGTCTCCAAAGCCTTCTACGGGGCCTCTGTGGCACGTGCCGAGGGCCGCACGGCGGCGGCCCTCGCGGACCTAGAGCGATACCGGGGCGAGGTGGCGCGGGCGGCGGCAGAGGTCGCCCAGCGCGCCCGTGACAAGGAACGGGAAGCGTACGAGCGGCGGATCGCCGAACGCGACGCCGTGGTGCAGGCGATCAACGATGGATTCCGGCGCATCGCCGGCGAGGAACGGGTGACACGTGAAAAGCTACGCCAAGAACTGGCCGCGCCTGAGTGGGCGTGCCTGCGCAATCCTTTGCCTGACGACGTTATCGAGCGCCTGCTCGAACAGGCCAACGGCCCCTGACGTTGCGCCGGGCGCGGTGGTCGAGGTGCCGAAGTGGGTCGAGCTGCCCGCCGAGTGCCGGCAGCCGATCCTGCTGTCGTTGCCGCCGAGGGCATCGGCGGAGGATGTCATGGCGGCGCAGAGTGCGGCGCTGGCCCGCTACCGGGTTCTGATCGAGTCGTGCGCTGCGTTGGGGGGCAAGCCGCTGCCCTATTGACCTGCGCTCCCGCCTTCCCCGCGGGTGTTCGCGTTGCGGCCCACCGGTCTACGGCGTCGGCTTCAAACAACCGAGCGCCTCGGACGGTTCGGATGACGGGCAACTCGCCCCGGTCGGCGGCAGCGGTCAAGGTGCGGGTGCAAACCCCGGCGCGCTGTGCGGCCGGCGTTTTTTCAAGCAGCGGTTGGCGATTCAATGTATCCATGGCCTAATCCTGCACGTGGCAAATCGCAAAAACCGGAAGCCAGGTTTTCAGAAAGCGGAAGTTAGGTTTTCGGTCGAGATGATCTGCGCATCAGCTCGCGCTCCAGCTGTGCCACGACCTGCTCGGCCTGCGCAGGGCTGAAACGCATGCGGCCAGAATAGGTTCGCATCGGAGCGATGCCGGCGCGCTGCGCCGCAGTCGCCAATGTTTTTGGATCGACGCCGATGTGAATGGCCAAAGCCCGGCCGCTGATCAATGGCGCGTTCATGATGTTCATGTGTCTTGCTCCTTTGCAAATTCACGCTTTCATTTAGAATGAAGCAATGAGTGCGAAGTGGCGGAAGTCCGGTTTCGGCGCGCCGTGATCACCTTGTCGCGCCGCTCCGCCGGCGTGTCCCACGTCACGGTCCCGCCGAACCTAGCGGCCTCGTGCTCGATCCTGCGGCGCGTGGCGGCCTCGCTCTGATCGCCGGTCCACAGCCACCACCACCAGTTGCGGAGGCGCGATAAGAGGTTCTTCACGTCAGACTCTGGTAATCGCACGGCGCGCGTCCTCGATGTCGTCAATCGGCACCATGTAACCGTCCATCGCGCCGCCCATCGACGGGTCAGGGGTCAGGATCGCGTTCAGCACGATGTTGCTCAGAAGCTCTTCCAGCTTCTCAATCCGCGCGTATGCCTTGCCCAGCATTTCGACCGCGTCCGCCGTCTTGCCCCAGCCGGGATTGCCGTCCTCTGACTCGACCCAGCACGGGATTTGTCGAAGGCTTGCGTTCTCGGCCTCCAACTCCGCGACACGGGCGCGCAAAGCATCAATCTCCGCTACATACGGAGTGCCGATGCTGCCACAGTCCGGACATTGCCAAGTGCTCACTTCTCCCCCTTCGCCGCTCGCTTCCACTCATCGACTTCGTGGCGCAAGTCCTCTGCGGTCTGCGCCAATTCAGTGATGCGCCATCGCAAGTCGGTGTTCTCGCGCTTCAGCTCCGCGACGCGGGCGCGCAGGGCGGCGATCTCGGAGTCCTTGCGCTCGATGATGTCTTTTTGCACGCGGGCGACATCTTCCCAAGAGGCACTAGGGTTGCTCATACCTGACCCTCCGCGAGCACGTAGCGCAGGATGTACTCGGCATCCTCCGCGCTCATGGCCGCAGCGCTGGCGTAGCGCCCATCAGAACACTTCTTCATCGCTGTACGGCGGCGCAGGCTCCGGCTCCGCCTCGACGATGGCTTGCAGCGTCTTGGGGCGCTTGGCGGGCGAGGGCGCAGACGGCGGCTCGACAGCCTCGACCGCCGGCGTCGGCGCATGGTCGAGCAAGGCGGCCTCATCGTCCTCGCGCAGGCGCTCCACCACGTCGTCATCGCCCAGGATCGCGACCCGCTTGCGCAGCCGGTGCAGGACGGTCTTCTGCTCCATGCGTTCCGGCCAGTCCTTCCACGGGCCGATAGGGTTGCCCGCCTTGTCCTTGGAGCGAGACGCCGCAGCCGCGCGGGCAAGCTCGGCCATGTTCATCGCCTCGACGTACGTGCGACCGTCTGCATCCTTGGCACTGGCATACGCGCCCACGCGCTCGCCGCGATCACCGAACACCTTGGGCCGGTGCATGACATGCTGCCCGTCGTCGTCCGACCAAATCTCAATGGTGTCGTGCTCGTACACGCTGGCGGCATACGCCTTGATGCCGGCCTTCGCCATCTCCTTGATGATGCCCTCGGGCATCGGCATGAACTGAACCTTCTTGACCCACTGGTCGCCCTGCTTGGTGTTGAACGACACCAGCGCGCCTTCCTTGCCGTCAGGCAGCAATCCGCGCTGTGCAGCCGTCACGCAGGCGTTGTACAGGCTGGCTCGGTCGCACTCCAGAAGGGCGGGATTGTTCTGCACGGCGGTCAGCGTGACGCGCGTGAATCGGTCCAATGACACGTTGGGCGGCAGCACAGAGCGGAACTTGTCCTGCATGGCAGGGTCCGCAATGGCGCGGCAGACAACGGCGATAGCGTTCTCATTCATTGGCAGGCTCCGGTGTCGTGGTGGGCGTAATGTCGGGCGCATCGGCGTCGTTGATGACAACCCCGGCGCGCGTAAGCTCCACGGCCTGCTCGACCGTCGCGCGGGTGACCTTGGCGTAGTTCTTGACCACGAACTTGAGCGCCGCAGCCTTGGACTTGGCACGCACCAGCGCCGACACGACAGGCTTGCCGTCCTGCGCGGCACCCATGTTGACGATGTAGACCTTACTCACGTGACTTCTCCTTTGATGGCTTCTTGGCCGTGATACGGACGTTGCGATAACCCTTGCGGGTGTAGGCCGGCACTTCGGTATCACCGACCATGCCGGCGCTGACATTGAACCCATCGACGATGACGCGCTCGGCATCGCCAATCAGCATCAGCAGCTTGGCCTTGAGCGTATCCTTGGTCGCTTCGGCCTCGCGCGCTTGCTTTGCCGCAGCGACGTAACCCCGGCACAGCTCCGCAATCTCTTCGTTGCTGGTGGCGTCCATCACTTTGCCCGGCTCGGCGTAGCGGTACAGCTTGGCGACGATGTCGGCGTCTGCCGGCAGGTCCACGGGCGGCATGATGCCGTTGTCGACGTCGGCCCAAAACTTTTCGCACTTGGCCACAATCGCCTTGTGCACGGCGTCGTCGCGCTCCCGAACGAACACCTGCAACTCGTTGCCGCCGATCAGCGCGCCAATCGCGCCCCAAAACCGACCGATGCACGCTAGCTGGTGCTGCAACTGCAACTCGATGTGCACGGGCGGCTCGCCGTCCGTCCAGTCGTTGCGGTAGACGAACGTGTCCACGTTCTTGATCTCGAGAATGCCCGCGCCGTGCTTGGCGTACATATCCCGCAGCAACGAGTTTTTCGGCACGCCCGCGCCATCCGACAGCCCGATGATCTCGTAGTCGAACGACGCGCCCGCGCGGATGTGCTGGTAACTGTGAATGGCGTAGCCGCTGATCGCGCGCACCTTGACGCCATACTCCGATGCAATGCCTTTTGCAATGGCATGCTGCACACGGATGCCCCACCGCATGCGCTCGTTGCCCTCGAACTCCGGGTCCGGGTCCGACTGCCTCTTGACGACCGCCAACTCGAATGCGGTCGAATAGGGCGACAGGCCGAACAGTGCAGCGACTTCCGTGCTGCCGACATGCTTGTGCCGCAGCGCGAGCCATTCCTCGCGTGTCTTGGGGTATTCCACTTGTGTCACCTAGCAGGGTTGACTTGTGCAACGTCTATATCATACATTGTCTAAAAAGGGGTGTCAACACTGTGCCTATTGTTCTCCGCGACTATCAGCACAAGGCCATCGAAGACGTGCGCGCCGCCTTCCGCTGCAGGCTGCGCTCGGTGCTGCTGGTCGCGCCGACCGGATCGGGCAAGACCGTGATGTTCTCGTACATCACGCACGGCGCGATGATGCGCGGCAACCGCGTCGCCATCCTGGCACACCGCATCGAACTGGTGGATCAGATTGCGGCGGCGCTGGCGGCCATGAACGTGCCGCACAGCTACGTCGCAGCAGGCTATCCCTATGATCGCCGCGCGCCCGTGCAAGTCTGCTCCACGCAGACACTGGCGCGCCGCATTGACAAGATGCCAGCGCCGGAACTCGTCGTGATCGACGAAGCACACCATGCAACCGCATCCAACACCATCGGGCAAATACTGCGCAAATGGCACACAGCGCGCGTGCTCGGCGTCACCGCAACACCCATCAGGCTATCAGGCGAGGGACTGAATGAAGTTTTCGAAGGCATGGTTCAGGGCCCGACCGTGGCCGACCTCATTGAAATGGGCGCCCTGTCGCCCGTCACGGTTTATGCGCCGCCGACTGTGGACACTAGTGGGCTGCATCTACGCGCCGGTGAATTCAGGCGTGACGAAGTTTCGGCGACAATGGATAAACCTTCGATTACGGGCGACGCCGTGGACCACTACAAGAGGCTTACGCCTGGTCGCCCAGCCGTCGTTTTCTGCGCGTCAGTGGAACACGCGCGGCATGTCGCGCGGGATTTCGTGGCCGCCGGCTACAGCGCCGCACACATCGACGGCGGGATGGACTCGTCATTCAGGCGGAGCATCATCCATGACTTCAGACAACGCAAACTCACAGTCCTCACCTCCTGCGACCTCATCAGCGAAGGGTTCGACGTGCCAGGAATCCACGTCGGCATCAGCTTGCGCCCCACCGCAAGCATCGGCCTCTGGCTGCAACAGTGTGGCCGATGTCTCAGACCGGCTGACGGCAAGGACCGCGCCGTCATCCTCGACCACGCCGGAAATACTCTCCGACATGGCTTACCAACTGAGGATCGTCAGTGGTCATTGGAAGGCCGCGAGCGAAGCACTCGACGAACTGCGGATCATCAATCTGTCTTTGTTAGAGTTTGTCCGCAATGTTTTGGCGCAGAGCCGTCAGGCAGACCCAAGTGCAGCCAGTGCGGCTTCGTCTACCCAGTCCAATCGCGCCAAATCGCCAAGGTCGACGGCGAACTCCAAGAAGTCAAAGCGATTGACCACGCCGTCCGGGCGCGCAAAGTCGAGCAAGCCAAAGCCTCGGACCTCGAAGCGCTCACCGAGCTCGGCAAAATGAGGGGCTACAAGAATCCTCGTGGCTGGGCCATGCATGTCATCGCGGCTCGTGCTGCAAAACGCAAAGGGCGCGGGGTATCGCTGTGAAAGAAACGCAGATACTGCAGAAAATCCGCCTTGAGTGCTCGCGCGGCGACGTGCGCCTGTGGCGCAACAACGTCGGCGGGCTGATCGACAGCACAGGCCGCTTCGTCCAATTCGGTCTGTGCATCGGCAGTTCCGATCTGATCGGGTACAAGTCCATCGTCATCACGCCCGACATGGTCGGCCAGCGTGTCGCAGTGTTCACCGCGCTGGAAGTGAAGGCGCATCACAACAGCAAGCTCACCGACGCGCAACGCAGGTTTCTCCAACTCGTGCGCAATGCGGGCGGTATCGGCGCCGTGGTGCATGGGACCATTGAAGCGAAAGCAGCGTTGAAGGTGACGACATGACCACGACCGCACGGCGCAACCAACTCAAACGCATCATGCAAGAGAAGCGACTCACCGCGCACGACGTGGCGAGGATCGTCTACAAGTCGCCGTCCACCGTCTATGCGTGGCGGTGCGGCACCCGCACGATGCCCAAGTCGTCCCTGCGTCTGCTCATGCTGTCGATCAAGGAGTGACCGTGGCTATCGACTTCAGCGGTTTGGCGGCGCAGTTGCTGGCGTCCGCAGAGTCCTACGTCCGCGAGTGGTTGCCCGCAGGCCGGCGTCGGGGAAATGAGTATGTCGTGGGCTCGGTGCGCGGCGACGAGGGCGACTCGCTGTCGATCAACCTCAACAGCGGGCTGTGGATGGACTTCGCCACCGGCGAAAAAGGCGGCGACCTCATCAGCCTGTACGCGGCCATCCACGGCCTGACGCAGGCAGAGGCGGCCCGCGCGCTCGGCGCCTTGAACGGCCACGACCATGCGCCTACCCAGTCTCCGAAGCGCAAGCCGACAGTGATCGACGCACCGCTACAGCGCCCGCCCGAAGATGCGGAGCCGCCAGGACCGCACCGCAAGCACGGCCCGCACACCATGCTGCACGCCTACCGCGACGCGGAAGGGCTGCTCATGTACGTCGCCCGGTACGATCTACCGGACGGGTCGAAGCAGTTCTCACCGTGGCGCTGGACCTCGACCGGCTGGCAGGCCAAGGCGGCACCGAAGCCGCGCCCGCTGTACGGCCTCGACGCACTCGCACAGCGCCCCCATGACCGGGTGATGCTGGTGGAGGGCGAGAAATGCGCCGATGCCCTGCGCCCCGTCCTGCGCCGGCACGTCGTCATGACCTGGCCCGGTGGCGCGTTAGCCGTTGACACCGTGGACTGGTCGCCACTCGCCGGCCGCAACGTGGACCTCTGGCCCGACAACGACGAGCCCGGCCGGGCGGCCATGGCCAAGGTGGCCGAGAAGCTCATCAAACTCGGCTGCCACGACATTCGCCTGATCGACCCCACCGGCCAGTCAGAGGGATGGGACGCCGCCGACGCCGTGGCCGCCGGCATGGACGCCAAAGCCATCGCCCGGTGGATCAAAAGGAATGGCGGACGGCATATCACCTCTGTTAGACTTCAGGCCGCAGGGTCCGGCCTTCATGCGACCGATGCTACGCCTAGCAGCACCCCTCACCTCGCATCCGGGTCGCCGCCCATCACGCCGGACCCTGCAACTCACGCGCTCAGTATCGTCCACAACGAGGATGCCCCGGCTTCGTTCGATCCGCGGCTAGATAGGCTGCTGGCGCATCGCATGGATGGCCGCTGGCACCAGATCGGCATTCCCCAAGAGTTCATCGTCAACAATCGCGCGATCGCGAACGAAGACACGGTCCATCGCTTCTGCGAATACTTCGATGGCGTGTTCTGGTTCGATACCTTCCTCTCGCGCCCGATGACGACCTGGATGACCGGCGTCGCGCGCCCCATCGATACCGCCACCCTGCAAGCACTTACCGTTTGGCTGCAACGCAACCTCGCACTGACCAAGATCAGCCCGAACACGATCAAGGCCGGCATCGGCGCGTACACCTCCCTGCATCGCCGCAACTGCGCGCAGGAATGGCTGCACTCGCTGAAGTGGGATGGCAAAGAACGGCTGAAGCTGGTCCTACCAGCCGCATTCGGCACCGACGACGACGAGTACCATGCCGCCGTGGGCCGCTGCTTCTTCGTCGGCATGGCTCGCCGCGTGCTAGAGCCAGGCTGCCAGATGGACAACGTCATGCTGCTGGAAGGCGGCGAGGGTAACGGCAAGTCCAGCATCCTGCGCATCATCGGTGGCGACTGGTACACCGAAGCCATCGAGCCGATCACCAGCAAAGACTTCTACTTGTGCCTGCAAGGGCGGATTCTCGTCGAACTGTCGGAAATGTCGTCTTTCGAGCGCGCCAGCGTCGAAAAAGTAAAGGCCGTCATCACCAACCGCGTAGACACGTTCCGCTCGCCGTACGACATGCTGCCCGCCGACTATCCGCGTCAGTGCGTCTTTACCTGCTCGACCAACCGCGACGACTGGAACAAGTCCGATACCGGCGCGCGCCGCTTCTGGCGCGTCCGGACCGGCAAGATCGATCTCGATTGGATGCGCGCCAACCGCGAGCAATGCTTCGCCGAAGCGGTCGCCAGGGTGCTGCGCAATGAGCCGCACTGGGACGTGCCTCAAGACGTTGCCACCGCTCTCAATGAGGATGCCAGGATCACCGATCCATGGACCGAACGCGTGCTGAACTACGCGATGCAACGGTCATTCGTGCGGCCCGAGGAAATGCTCGGTAACCAGCTTTTGGAACTGACCACGGACAAGCAGGATGATAGAGCGGTTTCCCGCGTGCGCTCGATCCTGCGCCGCGCCGGGTTCGTCAGCACCGTCAAGTGGGAGAACGGTCGGTCCATCCGCGTATGGCGTCCAAGCCGGATCAGTGCCGCCGACGAGCCAGTCGGACAGAGGCACCAAAGCAAAAAGTCGGCGCAGGTCTTCCCTGACGCCGACCTGGATTGCGACCCCGAAGTGCAGTTATGACGTGGACTCGGGCGGGTGATCCGGCACCGACTTGTACAGCTCCCGCGCCATGATGCCGCGCACGGTACGCTTGCTAATGCCGTAGGTTTTCGCCAGCTCGTCATCGCTTGGCGTACGGCTGCGCGCTTCTCCGACCGCACGGATTGCGCGCACCTGGTCGTCGGTCAGCTTTCCCCTGTTTCTCATTCGTAATCCCTCGGTCTGACGCTCTTGCCCACGCGGTAGTCCACCTGCGGCCACCGCGACGGCGGGATGTGCGCGAACAGGCGATGGCGGATGCGGCGCACGTAGCGCCGCGCCAGCCACCACGTCATCCATGAGGCCGTCAGCATCGCCGTGCCGACGACAATCGACAGTGCGAACAGCCATGCGTAGTCGGTCATGCTGCCTCCACCGGCGACCATGCGCCGTCAGTCAAGAGCTTGCGCAGGCGGGCAGTTTGCCATGCCTCTTCGGCGGCCTTTGCGGCGTCCCCTGCGGCGTCCCATGCGGAGTCCACAGCGGCCCCTGAAGCCCCTGCGGCCCATGCGGCCCCTGAAGCCCTTGCGGCCCATGCGGCCCCTGCGGCGTCCCATGCGGCGGCCAATTCCTTGTCGGTCGCCTGCCCCAGCGCGTGCCGTCGTGTCACGCGCAACGCCCTGCTGATGCGCTTGTCCATGAGCAGGTGCGCAAACCGCTCCGCACAGTCAACCGCATAGTGACGCCACAGCACATCGTGCTCAGGCACGGTTCGCATGCACCACAACGCATCGTCCAGCCCGCAGACATCGAGCACGGTCAGCAGCGGCAACGGCTCGTCATCCGCCTCCGTCTTGCCGAGATGCTTCAGCAGCTTCTGCCACCCCTTGGCGCACGGGCCGTGCTCGCGGATCTTGTTCAGCGTGGTGCAGATCACGGCAGCTCTCCCGCCAGCGCCGCGAACTCGCCCCGCAGCTCGCCGATGCGCGCCTCGGTCGCGTACAGGTCGGCGCGCAACTGGCTGGCACGCACGCGCAGATGCGCCAGCTCGTTTCGAATCTGCACCAGCCGCTCGGCGCGCTCAAACAGCGGGTCTGCATCGCGGTACGGCGGCTCGGCCTCGATCTCCCGCATGGCGGCCAGCCACGGCGCGGTGTGCTCGTTGGTGATCATGTCAGCCTCGACGGCACGGCGATCTTGTGCGCATGCCCAAGATGCGCAATCGCATACGGCAGCGGCGGCTCCGTCTTGTAGTGGTCCTTGTACGCCACCTCGTGGTAGTGCGCCAGGAACAGCTTCACCGCATACCGCTTGGCACGCGCATGAATGTGCGCTGGCGGCAGGCGGCCCGCCTCGTAGTGCTTCTTCGCGTCCGTCTCGTTGCGGAACTTCTTCTTCGCCAGCATCGCCTTGGCCTGCTCCGCGTACTCGCCCGCCTCGTTGCGGCGCGTCTCCAGCTCCTTGCGCTGCGCGTAGACGTGCCCGTAAAACGCATCCTCGGCGTTGCACACCTTCACGAACGACTCGCCGATCTTCCAGCAGAGCGTCTTGAGCGATGCGTTCCAGGGCCGCTTCTGGCCCTTGTCCCACGTCACCGTCGGGTCGAGACCCGCAAAGCGCCAGATGTGCCCGACCGTCGGGGCCTTCGTAATGTCGATGTGCGCCAGCAGACCGGCGGTGATGACCGGGCCGATGCCCTTGACGCTCATCGCCCACTCACCGACCGGCTTCGACTCGGCGTACTTGCCGAGCGCGCGCTTGATCTGCCCTTCGAGCGCTTCGTCCTGCGCCGCCAGCCACGCGAGCACGTCGTGCGGCTCATTGGACTCCGTCAACGCCCTCACCTGCGCGTGCGTGCGGATGCGGTTCTCCTGCATCGCGTAGTACGCGTCCACCAGGAAGCGCGCCTCGCCTGCGCTCAACGTGCGCGCCGCGTTCGCAAGGTCCTTCGTCAGTCGTGCAATCGGTTCGAGTGTATCCATGATTTCTCCTTGGTTGATCCGTCGGTTGTGTCAGATGTTGCTGTCGCTGGTCGTGGGTCGATCAATTTCGATGGTTCTCTCCCGGCCGATGTCTCGATCAATTTTTTTGGTTCTCTCGCGCCCCCTGTCTCGATCCTGGAAATTGGTTCTCTCCGCGTAGATGTCTCGATCCGCAGCTGTGGTTCTCTCCGTAACCGTGTCTCGATCTCGTACCTTGGTTCTCTCACCTACAGTGTCTTGATCGCCAGTCGTGGTTCTCTCGTCGGGCATGTCTCGATCTTCACCTTTGGTTCTCTCCGCATGCATGTCTCAATCCGCGTGCTTGGTGCCCTCGATACTCCTGTCTCGATCACCAGTGATGGTTCTCTCGCGTCTCTTGTCTCGATCTTTCGGCGTGGTTCTCTCCACATATATGTCTCGATCGCTATTTTTGGTTCACTCCCGCCTCCTGTCTCGATCCGCGAGTATGGTTCTCTCCGCGAGACTGTCTCGATCGCCAGCTTTGGTTCTCTCGAACCGCGTGTCTCGATCTTCCAGCATGGTTCTCTCGCGCACTATGTCTCGATCCGTTACTCTGGTTCTCTCACATCGCGTGTCTCGATCCAACACCCTGGTTCTCTCTGCGCAACTGTCTCGATCCCAGCAAATGGTTCACTCCCGATGCTTGTCTCGATCTTCGAACATGGTTCTCTCTGGCCTGATGTCTCGATCTCGCGTCGTGGTTCTCTCCGTAACCGTGTCTCGATCTCGTACCTTGGTTCTCTCGTCGGCGATGTCTCAACCCGCGTGCTTGGTGCCCTCGATACTCCTGTCTCGATCATCAATATTGGTTCTCTCCGATATCTTGTCTCGATCTCTCGGCTTGGTTCTCTCCTTTAATGTGTCTCGATCCGCGCGGATGGTTCTCTCCAGCGCCCTGTCTCGATCACGAGTCTTGGTTCTCTCGCCTTCGGTGTCTCGATCTTCGAGTTTGGTTCTCTCAACCTGGCTGTCTCGATCGCATTGCATGGTTCTCTCCCAATGGATGTCTCGATCCGCATGCATGGTTCTCTCGCGTCAGGTGTCTCGATCCGCGCATGTGGTTCTCTCTCAGGTCCTGTCTCGATCTTCGAGTTTGGTTCTCTCCATATCCCTGTCTCGATCGCATATCATGATTCTCTCGTCGCACATGGCTCGATCGATCATCATGGTTCTCTCCCACTAAATGTCTCGATACGCGTGCTTGGTTCTCTCGCCGTCGCTGTCTCGATCGGCTTCATTGGTTCTCTCTGTGAACTTGTCTCGATCTCGCGTCGTGGTTCTCTCCCGACGTATGTCTCGATCCGCGCCCTTGGTTCTCTCAGGCGTTTTGTCTCGATCCTCGCCAGTGGTTCTCTCCCGCTGAATGTCTCGATCACCAGATCTGGTTCTCTCGCATTTCGTGTCTCGATCCGGGCCATTGGTTCTCTCCGCTCGCATGTCTCGATCTTCATCTTTGGTTCTCTCGGCTGGCGTGTCTCGATCAATGCGCGGGGTGCTCTCTCAAGGCATGGCTCGATCGGCGATCATGGTTCTCTCGCCGCAGATGTCTCGATCGCCTCAACTGGTTCTCTCCGATCAAATGTCTCGATCCCCTATCGTGGTTCTCTCGCGTGCATTGTCTCGATCCGACGACATGGTTCTCTCTGCCGACTTGTCTCGATCATCAACTCTGGTTCTCTCATGCGCGGTGTCTCAATCCCCCATCACGTGTAATCCGCTCCCAGCTCCCGCTCCATCTCCACCTCGACCAGCGTCCGCTGCTCGACGGTCAGCCCGGATCGATCCAGCAGCCCGTACAGCCGATCCACATCCCCCTGACTCAGCGGGTTCACTCCAGCAGCGATCAAGTCTTCGCGCGCTCGCTTCTCCTCAGCCGCCAGCGCATCTTCCTTCGCACAGTGCGCCCTCCAGCACCCATCCACGTGCGTCAGCGCCGCTCTCAGGTCGTCCTGCAACAGCGTCAGCCCGGCATACTCCGCCTGCTTGATCGCCTCGATGATGCACAGCTCCGCGTGCGCCGCCGCCGGCATGTGGTAGTCGTGCAGCGCCTGGTTCGCCTCCGCCCAGCGCAGCGCCAGCGCGCCCAGCTCAACAGCACTGCGATTGATATTCAGCCCACCCGACTCAGTGACAGTGCTTGTCATCGCATGAGCCTCCCAACGCGATCACTCATGGCAACACCAGCCAGCGCAGCTTATCGACATCTTTGCGCAGCCGCTCGACGCAGTCGCGCAGTTCCGACACCGCCCAGCGCAGCTCGTCGTAACGATTCAGCAGCTCGCGCATTGTTGCCGTGTCCGCGTCGGCGGCGCCTGTATCAGGCTGCTGATCCTGTTCGTCCGCGCTGGCGGCGCTGGCGGCGCTCGTATCCGGATAACGATCCACAACCTCGAGCATCTTCGCCGTGTCCTCGTCAAGTGTGCTCATGGCGGCACCTCACATCGTCCCGATCTCATAACACTCCTCCCGGCTCCAGCCGTCCGCAACCATGCGATCCACCAGCGCCATGGCGTCATCGTCGCCGTCCACCCGCACCGCAATCGATAGCTGCCCCGCCTTGCGCAGCACCACCATGTACCCATATTCGACCGCGTCGTAGGTCTCCAAAATGCGCGCAAGCTGCGGATCGGGATCAAGAAGGCTCATGGCCGCACCATGCGCTGGGCTTCGGCAAGCACTTGTGCCTCGACCTCAAGTTCGTCGCAGCCCGGTGTCAGTCGATCCGCCGCGACGACCTGAACCGCGCGCTCGCGCATCGCCTGTAGCAATCCGACCATGTCCCAGCTGGCGTGGCCGGCAATGGCGTCGCGTTCGTACCCGCGCGCAAGTTCCACGATCATGGTGCCGAGCGCGGCAAGATCCGCCGCGACGACCTGCTGTACAGCGGTCTGTGGTGTCATGTCCCTCTCCTCTGTGGCTCACCCCGAGCCAGTGATGACACTGTTCCACGTCGCTAATGACGCGTCAAGCATGACGTGACGCCATCGTCATCAGCGACCGCTATGCGGATAACACACCCCCATCATGCGCCCGCCACGCGACCGCCAGGCGGTCATTTCGGCCCTACACGCGACCACCAGGCGGTCATCTCGACCATGCACGCGACCACCAGGCGGTCATTGGCGGCCCAAAAACTGACCTCGAACCCATCACAACCATAAGCGCGACCGCCAGGCGGTCATAAACGCGACCACTAAGCGGTCATTTCGGCCAAAACGCGACCACCAGGCGGTCATCTCGGCCCTACACGCGACCACCAGGCGGTCATTTCACGCCTCAACGACGCGATCTCGCACCCAGCACCACCAAAAACGCGACCACCAGGCGGTCATCTAGGCAAAAACGCGACCACCAGGCGGTCATCGACGTCCCGCAACACCCGCCAACGACCCACCCAGCACAAAAAATTCCTTACACCTGCCCCCCACCTCGACTCCCGCGCAAAACACCCTCCATCCGTTCGCGCCACGACACTAACACCACAGTGTAAGAAACGTAATGAGTGTAAGAACGCATCAAATACAGCCAATCCCGCTCATGGCACAACTGGCATCCAACTCAGAAAAAAACCCAACGCGCCCAACAGACACACCAACCGCGCCTTACGCTTCCTTACGCCTTACACGGACTTACGGCCTTCGCCTTATATTATTTATTTTCCTACTATACACCCTATATACCCCCTATATAAATTATATACTCTATATATAGAGTAATAAATGTAAGAAGTGTAAGAACCCTATAAATACCGGTGTTTGAACCCCTTACACCCGCCTTACACTTCCATACCACGGTGTAAGGCACTCCCAGCCACCAAAACCATGCGATACCCTAAGCCAGACTACTACGCTCGCATCCAAGCCATCCGCCTTGCCTACCTCACCCCTTGCCCATCCTGCGGCAGACGCCCAACACAACGCCAACTCGCTCAACGCTTCGGCGTCAACCAAGCAACCATCCAACGCGCCATCAACCACCCACAGGCATTGCATCCACACACCCACTCGTGTATATCCCCCAGCC